TCATAAAATAGATTAGTTTTGTTTCAAAGGGGAGTTTTCGGACTCCCTTTTTTTATACACAAAATTCAAAGTTTATACGTTATATAAGTATGATACACTTAACGACATCTGCATCAGCTCAAACATTAAAAGTAATACCAAGAAGTTATGCATCAAATGTTAGTATGATACTAAGAGATGATTCAACAAACACCTCAACGACATACTCAATAAGCACTACAACAGACAAAAACTATTTAGTGTTATCACAAGCATTAAGTCCTGTACTTGTAGAGGGTAGATTTTATGATCTTACTTTAAAAGAGGGAAGTAGTGTAATATATAAAGATAAAGTTTTCTGTACAGATCAGACAATATCTTCTTACTCTGTAAATAGTGGAGAATATACAATGCCAACAGGAAACGATGTCTATGATAATGATTATATTGTAATATGAAAAACAAATCAGATTTAAGTATTGTTAATTTAAGCACCTATACTTCTCCTGTAGTAAAGGAAGTAAGAGGCAAAGACTTCATCGAGTATGGAGAAGATAACAACTATTTTCAATACCTAATAGACAGATACAACGGAAGTCCTACTAATAACGCTATTATAAATGGTGTTAGCGAGATGATTTTTGGAAAAGGATTAGATGCTACTAACTCAAATAAAAAGCCTAATGAGTACGCACAAATGAAAGCGTTATTCAACAATGATTGTGTAAGAAAATTATGTTATGATCTAAAATTAATGGGTCAATGTGCAGTACAAGTTATCTATTCTAAAAACAGAGCTAAGATTGTACAGTTAGAACATATGCCAATCGAAACATTAAGAGCTGAGAAATGTAACGAAAAAGGAGAGATAGAGGGTTACTACTATTTTAATGATTGGTCAAAGTACAAGCGAGGAAGCGAACTTAAAAGAATACCTGCATTTGGAACTTCTAAAGAGGGATTAGAAATACTTTATATAAAGCCTTATAGAGCAGGTTTTAAGTATTATAGTCCTGTAGATTATCAAGGTGGTACACAATACGCTGAATTAGAGGAGGAGATTTCTAATTTCCATTTAAACAACATACTAAACGGACTTGCACCAAGTATGTTAATCAACTTCAATAATGGAACTCCTGATCCTGAACAAAGAGAAATGATAGAAAGAAGAATCTACGAAAAGTTTAGTGGCTCTAGTAATGCAGGTAAATTTATTTTAGCATTTAACGACAATCCAGAAACAGCAGCAAGTATAGAGCCTGTACAGTTAAGTGATGCACACCAACAATACGAGTTTCTAAGCAACGAAAGTTCTAAAAAAATTATGGTATCTCACAGAATTGTAAGTCCTATGTTATTTGGTATAAAGGATGATACAGGTCTTGGTAACAATGCAGATGAATTAAAGACAGCATCTATACTATTTGACAACTTAGTAATTAAGAGCTTTCAAGGACTTCTAATTGATGCATTTGATAGAATACTTGCTTACAACGATATCTCTTTGCATTTGTACTTTAAAACACTTCAGCCACTTGAATTTGTAGACTTAGAGAACGTACAAGATGAGGAAACAAGAGAAGAAGAAACAGGTGTCAAGTTAAAAAAAATAGATGGTCAAGATGTATTCCCTACTAAAGAAGAAGCTATAGAAAAAGCTAAAGAAATGGGATGCGAGGGTTACCACGAACACGAAGAAAACGGAATGACTTGGTTTATGCCTTGTAAAGATCATTCAGAAGCTAAAACAATGAATGAAGCCTTGCAAGAATTTATCAATATGGGTGTAGATGAAGAAGAATTATTAGAGGAGTTTGACCTAGTAGATGAGCAAGAAGTAAACTATGACTTTGAAGATGAAATGGATGAGCTTATTGAAAGTGCTAACGATCAAGTCAATCTATCTACAGGAAGTGCAAAACCTTATAGAGATAGTAAGCAAGATGGTAAAACACCTGCGAGTAAATTATTAGGTTATACATTTTTAGTAAGATACAAATATGCACCAGAAAGAACTACAAAACGTAAAGGAGCAAATGTAAGTAGAGATTTTTGTAGAGAGATGATAAAAGCTAAAAAGGTTTATCGTAAAGAAGATATTGTAGCTATGGGTAGCCAAGCTGTTAATCCTGACTTTGCAGGTAAAGGCAAAACAACATACTCTATATGGTTATATAAGGGAGGAGCTAGATGCCATCATTATTGGTCTCGTAGAACGTATCTTAGAAAAGATGGTAACAAGAGTTTAGGTAAAAAGTTATATGATTCAGAGGCTAAGAGGCGAGGTTTTATAGCACCTAAGAATGCAAAGAAAGTAGCAATAAAGCCAAAGGATATGCCTTATAGTGGATATACAGCAGCATACGCTAAGAAAATAGGAATAAGTAGATAATTATGGCAACAGTATTATTCATATCAAGAACAGATTTAGTCAAGAATAGTATCATTGATGGTAATGTTGATACAGATAAATTTATACAGTTTATCAAGTTAGCGCAACAAATCGAAATAAGAAACTACTTAGGAACTAAACTATATGACAAAATAGGATCAGATATAGCAGGATCAGGTTTGTCAGGAAACTATGAGACATTAGTAAACGACTATGTACAGCCTATGTTAATATGGTATGCACAAGCAGAGTACATTCCTTATGCAGCTTATCAGATCAAAAATGGTGGAGTGTTTAAGCACACAAGCGAAAACTCAGAATCAGTTTCTAAGAATGAGGTAGACTTCTTAGTAAACAAAGCAAGAAACACAGCAGAATATTATACACAAAGGTTTTTAGATTACATCAATAACAACAGTAATTTATTTCCTGAGTATAATCAGAATACAGGTGGCGATGTCTATCCTGATTCAGATGCTACATTTAACGGATGGGTATTGTGAGATACAAACCAAAAGAAAAAAATATAATTAAACTAAAACAGTATTTAAATGGCAAATACGATAAATTGGGGAAAATCATACAGCGAGAGTTATTGGGGAAACGCAACCTCAACGATTGATTGGGCAGATGTTTACCAAATAGAGTACCACACTTCTGATTTAAACAGGAGAGTGCAAATATACGAGAACAACACAATGACCATACAACTATTAGAAAACTTAGAAGATTGTTAATATGAGTTTACTTAAGAAAGCATCAATAATAACCACACCTACAGCTTATGCTGAGGACTACTTATATTCTATAAAACCTGCTTATGCTTTAGGCTCAGAGCTTGTTACAAATGGCGACTTTTCAACAGATAGCGATTGGACTAAAGGTACAGGTTGGACTATAAGTGGTGGTAAAGCAATAAGTAATTCGGCTGTTGCGTTTCAATCTTTAACACAAGCAGGTGCTATTAGCAATTCAAACGGAAGAACTTATAAAGTTAAATTCACAATATCAGATTATTCAGCAGGAGGAGTTGCTTTGTATATTTCAGGTTTTATAAACAACTCATTTTTTATTTTTGCAAATGGAGATTATGAGTACAATTTAACAGTAAGTAGTGGAACAAGTGGTAATGTAGAGTTTCTTACTCACAGTGGAGGTTTTATAGGCTCTATTGATAATGTAAGTATAAAAAAAGTAACAGATGCCGACTTTGACTTTGACAGAAACTCAACAGGAACAAGAGTCAATGAAGATTATTTAATAGAAGATGTGCCTTATAATTTATTAAGACATAGTGAAAGTATATTATCTACTACGAATTGGGCAATCATAGGTGCAACTACTGAAATAGGTTATAGCGACCCACAAGGAACTTTAAACGCTGTTAAAGTAACGCCCACAGGTAACGACCCATATGTTTATGGTAATATTCAAAATTTATCTTATAAAACCTATACAGGTTCTATATATGTAAAAGGCTCAGAAGCAGCAGATGGTTTAAGTATTAGGTTATGGTTAATTAGAGATAATGTAGAATTTCCATTTGAAGATTTTACACTAACAACTGAATGGCAAAGGTTAGAAATTACAAAAACTTTTAACACTGCAATTACAACTTTAGCATATTTAAGAATAGACAGTCCTAACTCTAACCCACCTTTAACAGGTATAGAAACTTTTTTATGGGGAGGTCAAGTAGTAGCAGGAAGCAATAACAAAGACTATCTAAAAACAACAGACAGATTAGACATACCAAGAATAGATTACACAAACGGAGAGCCGAGTATTTTGCTTGAGCCAAGCAGAACAAACAATGTAACTAATAGTAACAGTTCTTTTACTACTAATAAAACTACTATAACATATAATAATATAAATAGTCCTGAGGGCATACAAAATGCTTTTAAAGTAGAATGTACATCATCAGGTACGGCAGTATTTGCAAGAACAGATAGTATTAGTTTTACAGATGCAACTTTTAGTCTTTTTGTAAAATATGGAAATACTCAATATTTACAATTTTTAACAACTAACACAGGCGCTCATTTCTTTAATTTTGATGTAAAAAATGGGGTGTTTGGAACAAATGGCTCTAACACAAGCAACCTAAAAGCAGTAGAATATCCTAATGGTTGGTATAGAGTATCAGGCTATTTTACAGGTGGCTCAGGCACAGGTAGTTTTAGAGTGTATTTATCTAACTCGAATAGTGCAGCTTATGGTGCAGCATCAGCTACAAGTGGAGATTTTTTATATTCTTATGGTTGGCAAGTAGAAAACGGAAGCTATCCAACATCTCTAATACACACCTCAGGAAGTGCAGTTACTCGTAGTGCAGATGCAGCAAACAATGCAGGTAATAGTGATTTAATAAGCAATAGCGAGGGCGTATTATATGCTGAATTAGCAAGAACATCAGATGACGCTATTTATGAATTAATAGCTATTAGTTCAGGTGTTGCTAATTATCAAAATATAGTTGCTTTAGGTTTTGATGCAAATAACAACGAAATATGGTATAGAGCTCAACTTGGTAATACAGATTTAATTCTTGTATCAGCAGGGGCAGAAGTCAGACCTCAAAACGAGTTTTTTAAAATAGCTATAAAATATAAAAGTGGAGATTCAAAAGTTTATCTTAATGGTAGGATGATAGATTCAACTACAACAACAGCAAGTGCCTCTGTTGCATTTACAAGGCTTGATTTAGCTTTTTATAACATATATAATTTTTATGGTAAACTTAAAAATGTTACAGTATTTAAAGAAGCTCTTAGTGACTTAGAATTAGAGAAACTAACAGGCTACAACAACCACGAATTATATATGAATTATTACAATAGATTAAGCTATTTAGGTTTAGCAGAAGAATACAATGTAGAATCCGATATAAACAATTATATATTATGATCCCAAGTTTATTACAAATACCAAGTGCTGTAAGCGAT